AATGCGGCTCGACGGCACCGTGACGCACGAGCGTCTTCGCCCAGCCGCGCTCGATGCGATGGCGAGCGTCAATGCCGAGCTGCACGAGTGGCAGGTCGCGCAGCGGGCTGCGGGCCATGCCGATCTGGCAAGCTTGCCCACTGCGCAACTCGGCGGCGAAAGCACCTATGTGCTGCGGTATCGACGGGCCGTCTACCACCTCGCGCGGGCGGACGTCACAGAGCAGTACCGCGCCTACGACTCGACAAAGTCCGGTGGCCAGAAGGCCGAAGACCTCGAGGCCACGATTTGTGAGTCGCGACGCAATGCTCGATGGGCGCTGAATGACATCCGCGGCATCCCGCGTTCGACGGTCGAGCTGATCTGATGAAGGTCATCTCGCAGCAAGGCGACACCGTCGACGCCCTGTGCTGGCGCCACTACGGGCGCACAGACGGCACCGTCGAGGCGGTGCTCGAGGCGAATGCGGGCTTGGCCAACCTCGGTGTCGTGCTGCCGATTGGCACCGTCGTTCATCTGCCCGAACTCGCCTCGGTCGAATGCACGACGCCGCTCATTCAACTCTTCGACTGATCCTTGGGAGCTGACGCTATGGCCGAACCGAACACCTCCACCGCTGCGGCGCTGTCGGCCGCGATCGGCCTCGCGGGGCTTGCGCCGGGCGTCGACGGCAACGCTTTGATCGGGGCGTTCACAGGCGCCGCGCTCGTCGTCGTGACTTCGAAGGACCTCGGCCTCGTAAAACGCGCCACGTACATGCTGATATCCCTCGTGATGGGTTATCTCGCCGCGCCCGAAATCGTGCACGCCACTCCCATCCAATCGACCGGTGTCGCCGCTTTCTTCGCGGCGGCGCTGGTGATCACCGTCACGCTGCAGCTCATCGAACGGGTCAAATCGATCGACGTGTTCGCGTTCCGCCGAAAAGGGGAATGACATGCACACCGCTTTCGCGCTGATCGCCCTCGCTGCGCACCTTACCGCGCTCATGCGCCTGCTCGCGTACCGCAGAAACCGCGCCCGATATCGGAATCACATCTCTTGGGTCGCATGGGCGATCGTCGCCGTGATCGGTGGCTCGTCCGTCGAGTTGACCTTGCATGCCGCTCGCGTCGGCTTCTTTGATGCGGCGACGGCCGTTTTGCTGGCCGCCTTTGTTTGCGGTGCGCGTGGCAACGTCGCGCGGCTTCTGCGACCGGAAGAAAGTGAAAAACGGAGTCATCAACGATGAAAAACCATCGCCTTGGTAGCCGCGGCGACGACGTGGGCCTGCTGCAACGGCGCCTGCTCCGCGCCGGCCATTCGCTCGACGTCACGCATGTCTATGACGAGCCCACCGAAGCGGCGGTGAAGGCCGTGCAAACAAAGGCTGGCTTGGTGGTTGACGGCATCGCCGGCCCGAAGACCTACGCGGCGCTCGAGACGGGCCGGCGAGACCCGAAGGAGCTCGCCGATGCCGACCTCGTGCGGGCCGCCGAAACCCTCGACGTGCCGCTTGCGTGCATCCGCGCTGTCAACGAAATCGAATCGCGCGGCTGCGGTTTCCTGAGCGACGGTCGACCTGTGATTCTGTTCGAGCGGCACGTGTTCTGGCGGCGCCTCAAAAAGCGTGGCACCAACCCTGCGCCACTTGCGATTCAAAACCCGGACATCGTCTCGCAGACACGCGGCGGCTACCGAGGCGGCGCTGCCGAGTACGTGCGCCTCGCGTCCGCCGAGCTGATCGACGCGGGCACCGCGTACGAGTCGGCGAGCTGGGGGGCGTTTCAGGTGATGGGCGAGCACTGGCAACGACTCGGCTACGCGAGCATCGGCGACTTCGTCGCCCACATGGAGGCAAACGAAAGCGAGCAGCTCGACGCGTTCGTCCGCTACGTGGCGGCCGACGCGCCGCTCGTCGCTGCGTTGCGGACTCGCAAGTGGGCCGCCTTCGCCCGGGGCTACAACGGGCCCGATTACGCCCGCAATCTGTATGACGCAAAGCTCGCCCAGGCGTATCTGAAGTACGCGAGTGCCGAAAAGGCGACCGCATGAACGCGATCACGGCAAAACTCCTGGCCGGCGCGCTTTTACTGCTCGCCCTCGCGGCTGCCGTGATGCACGTGCGCGAGCTGCGCGCGAGGCTGGCTGATACCGCTCGCCAGCTCACCGACGTGCGACAGGGCATCGCCGATCGTGACAACGCCATCACTCGCTTGCAGCAGGACGCCCAGGCGAAGGCGGAGCAACAGGCGAGGCTCGATAGGACGAATGGAACGATCGCCACCGCGCTCGCGAGCGTGCAACGGGAAAACGGGAGATTGATCAATGAGAACGCGACGCTTCGTGCGTGGGCCGATACCCCTTTGCCTGCTGACGTTGTCCGCATGTCAGCAAGCCCCGCTCTTACCGGCGCGACCGATTACAGTGCTGCAGTGCCAGCCTGTCACGCCCTGCACGATGCCGGCGATGGCGCCGCTCACTAACGGCGAACTGCGCGACTCACTCGACGTGGCGCGCGCCGCGTGGGCTAGGTGTGCGGCAAAGGTCGACATGATCGTCGACTGCCAGGCGCAAGGCCTCGCGGGCGGAGAACGCCATGATTAAGCCCGCCAGCGTACGCGCGGCGCTCGTCGCTGCGATTCCCTCGCTTGCGGCCGAGCCTGACAAGCTGACGGTCTTCATCGATCAGGGTTCGATTGCCGCGACCGGTACGCGTTCGCTGTCGTTCGAGTACCGCTACGTGTGCCACGTGCTGGTGCTCGACTTCGCCGGCGAAGCGGACGACGTGTTCATCGCGCTCGTCGAATGGGCGCGCAAGCATCAGCCGGACCTCGTAACGAGCATCGACGAGCGGAGCAACGGCATTACGTACGAGATCGACATCCTCGACAACGCGACGGCCGATGTTTCGGTGAAGCTGCATTTGACCGAAAGCGTTGTCGTGTCGATCGGCGCGGACGGCACACGCGCCGTGACGCACGTCGACGATTCGGCCGCCGAATGGGTCGCCGCGTGACGGACGATCTGCAAGGGGTTGAAGCGTGGGCCGGAGCGTTGCTCGCGAAGCTCGCGCCCGCGGCGCGCCGCACGATAACACTCGACGTGGCGTGGGAACTACGGCGCAGCCAGCAGGCGCGCATCGCCGCGCAGAGGAATCCGGACGGAAGCGCTTATGATCCGCGTAAGTCGCGGTGGGAGAACGGTGGCAAGAAGCTGCGCAACAAACGCGGCCGCACCAAGCGCACGTCAATGTTCGTGAAGCTGCGCACGGCGCGTTATCTCCACATCGAAGCAAACGCCAACGGTTTGGCAATCGGCTTTGCCGGCCGCATCGCGCGTATCGCGCGCGTCCACCAGTTCGGCGAGGTTGAACCGGTCGAAACAGGTGGCCCAAGGTATCGATATCCGATGCGCAAGCTGCTCGGACTCGCCGCTGCCGAGCAGGAAATGATCAAGAACCGACTGCTGTTCCACCTAACACGCTAGCCAGATCGGACATTACGTGGTCGACGCTGAAGTCGCATAAAGCAACGCAATGGTTGTTTGCCAGCGTGCGCGATAGGGTCGACCGGCGGCGTTCGACTCGAAGTGGTCCTTCGGTGAGGACAAGCGGATGATCGCTTCGCAACCGAGAGCAAAATGGTTAGACTGTTACTATTACCGAGAAAGGAGACTGCGATGAATCGAATTGGTCGAAAGCAATTGCCCATTTCATGAGTGTTGCTTAACTGAGAAGTCCTGAACACCAACAGACCGTGATGTCTCCATGAACACTGACGAGCGTTGGTCGCATCTCATTGCCCTGGATGAAGAACTGCTCAAAGGGGCCGTTATTTTATCCGAGTGGTGTTCTTTTATCGTTCGGGAGGCGGATACCGCTTTCGTGAATGGCGCGCACTTGGCCACGATCCTCACAGCAGTTTCCGGTATCGAGACTTATCTCCGGTCGGAATATGCAGCGAAGGGAGGTGACCGTTTTGTTGAATTAATAGAGCACTCGCCGATACCGGATGACTTGAAAGCCGATCTCCACACGTTGCGGAAGTATCGAAACCGCTGGGTACATGTGGATGACCCCTGGTGTGACGGGAGTTTGATCGAGAAGCCTGAAGAGATGGAACGCGAGCTTGAGCGCATGGCGTTCTTTGCGGCATGTGTCCTTCGAAGAACCATCTACGAAAACCAATGGATCTAGGGGAGCGGCTAGTCTTGAGCTAGTCGAAAGAGCTTCCAAGAATGAACGGGGGTAGTTGGGAATGCCGCAACGCTTACGGTTCTTGTTGGACACGAACGTCCTGATTCCGCTTCAGGATTCGCTCCAAGTGCTTGAAGGCAACTTGGCGAACTTCGTTCGCCTGGCAAACATCGGCGGACACCAACTGATGTATCACCCCGCCAACATCTCGGACTTCGAGCGAGACCGCAATTCTGAGCGACGTCAGCGAAACCTTCAGCGAATCAGACAGTATCCCGCTCTGCATGATCCCGCGCCATGCATTTGGAACACACCTGAGACCAGTCCCAATGACGCATGCGACAACGAGCTTCTTTATGCACTGCACTGCGATGCCGTTCACGCATTAGTTACGGAAGATAGGGGCATTCATGCAAAGGCGCGTTCACACGGGCTCGCGCATCGTGTCTATACCGTTCAGACCGCAGAAGACTGGCTTAAGCGCCTTCATGAAACACGTCAGATCGCCCTGCCGAACATCCAAGATGTTCCGCTCCACAGTCTGACGCCCGAACTGACGGGAACGTTTTTCGACAGCCTACGAGACGGATATCCGGCTGCCGCTGGCCGCGATGGCTTTAATGATTGGTTCCGCCGCAAGGCAAGGGAGGATCGACATGCATGGATATACCGAGACAACAGCGGTGTCGTGGGGGCCATTTGCATCTACCAAATCCAAAACGACGAGATTCTGAACGATGCCGGCGAAGTTCTTTCCGGCTCGGCCCTGAAGCTATGCACCTTCAAGGTTGGCGAACCTGTTCGCGGCCGAAAGATCGGCGAGTTGTTCCTCAAGGCGGCCTTTCGCTTCGCGACTGAAAACCGGTGCGAGCACCTTTTCATCACCGCAAAGGCCGAGAGTCAGGATTACCTGATTCGAGTCTTGATGGACTTTGGCTTCGAGGAGCGCGGCACCTACCGCGGAGACATGGTGCTGGTCAAGCCGCACCCCGTTGTCCAACCACCATCGAACGGCGTTTCCCCCTCCGAGTATGTCCGGCGGTATTTTCCACACTACCGATCTGACTCGTCGGTGCAGAAATTCTTAGTCCCGATCCAACCGCACTATCACGAAATCCTGTTTCCTGATTACGCACCGATCCAACCGGGGCTTTTTGCACCGATGGGCAATGTCGGTAACGCCATCAAGCTTGCGTACCTCTGTCACGCACAGACGAAGTCAATCCGCCCCGGGGATGTTCTGCTGTTTTATCGATCCGATGACGAGATGGCCGTAACGTCGCTAGGCGTCGTCGAACAATTCGAGGTCTCCAGTGACGGGCCGCAAATCGCCAGCTTGGTCAGTCGCCGCACGGTCTACAGCCTAGACGAAATCAACGAGTTGGCGAAGAAGCCGACCAAGGTTATCCTCTTTCGACTAGTCAGTCACTTCTCTACTGCCGTCCCTTATGAACAGCTCATGCGAGACGGCGTCGTGACAGGACGGATTCAATCCATTCGCAAGGTTTCTGATGTCTCTTTTTCCAGAGTCCTCGCCGCGTCCTGGCGGTAGGGCTGTTCTGCTTTCCATCAAGCCGAAGTACGCTGACCTGATACTTGCTGGGTCCAAGCGCGTCGAATTTCGGCGGTCTTGGGCTGCTCAGGACGTGAGCGTGATCGTGCTCTATTCGAGCTCCCCGAGCCAGAAGATCGTCGGCGCGGTCGAAGTAGACGAAATTGTCGTTGCTTCGCCGACCTCGCTTTGGAAGACCTGCACTGAAAGAGGCGGGGGGCTGACGAGGGATGAGCTTCGGTCGTACTTCGCTGAGAAATCGCAGGGGGTTGCCGTGCTGCTGGGAAAGGTCTTCAAGCTCGCGAAGCATGTAGAGCCATCAGACGTGATCAGTAACTTTGTGCCTCCCCAATCGTTTAGATACCTACAGGCAAACGAGTACATGAAGCTTGAGAAGAAGATGGCGACCAGGAAGCGTAGACAATGACGTTGTTCGTTGGCGGGGTTCATGCCGTCGGCAAGACGTTCGTCTTGAAGTCGGCGTGCGAGGAGCTTGGTGTAAGACACGCAACTGCGAGCCAACTCATCAAAGAGCAGCGAGGACTTGCGAACTGGACGGTTTCGCGACAAGTCGATGACATCGACGAGAATCAGCGAGCTTTGGTTGCGGCGGTGAGGCGGATTGAGGAAGGCGGCGAAACGGTCGTCCTTGATGGGCACTTCGTTTTGCGCCGGGGCATCAACATCCACGAGAAGATCGGTATCGAGACGTTCGCTCAACTCATGGTGCAAGCAGTGTTGCTTTTGGAAGCCCCAGGCGCGACCATTGCAAATAGGCTTCTGCAGCGAGGCGACATGACCTGGGAACAATCCGAGATCGAAGTCTTCGCTCAAAAGGAGTTGGAGCATGCTCAAACCGTCTGCAGAGGACTGGGCCTACCGCTTGTAAGGTTGTACTCCCCCTCCGAGTTGGAGGTGCGAGACGTGCTCGCAAAGCTTGGCGCCTGACTCGCGATTAGGATGGCCGTAGCCGACCCCTTACCGACGTTAAGACTTACGCAGTTCCTACGGATGCTTCCAAGGTAAAACAGCCACTCGAGTGACTTTGCCGGGTAAGCTCCACACTCGAACGGAGGCACGATCGATAATCGCAAAGATTTTCTGGTGGCAAGCGCAATGGTTGAAATTTGTACGCGATGAGGCGCGGGCGACCTTTTTAATTAAAACGAGGTAAAATTAAATAACATGGCAGAAGGGTATATATATGTTTTGCAAAACAAGGCGTTTGGAGCAAACGTTGTCAAAATTGGATTAACAACTCGAACTCCCGACGTTCGCGCTCGAGAAATTTACGCCGGTGCCAGCGGTGTCCCGTTGCCGTTTGAAATTGCGGTCGCCTATTCGGTGGTTGACTGTGCGCGGGCAGAGAAGATGGCCCATCGCGCGCTTAAAACATACCGTTTGAACAACCGAAGAGAATTTTTCAGGATCACTTCGTCTGTAGGCGCTTTAATAGTGCGCGAAATATGCGAGCAAGTAAACAAGGAAGTTGGCGCCCCTGCGCCCTCACGACTTGACTTCCCGTCGCTAAGTTCCCCGGCAAGGCGTCGAGACACAATATTGGACATTGAAGCTGACGGTGGCGATAGGGTAGTTGTCACTCACGTAGAAATTGCTAGCCTCAGAAAAAGTCCAGTAGGAACTAGTTCACTCAGCGAGCAGCAATTAGTCCGCGCACGTATTCTTTACGATGTCCTCGCGAAGATCAGTCCAATTGCGCGCGATAAGTGGCTCGAGGGTTTTACGAGAGATTGGCATCCAGAACGCGAGCTCCTAGTTTGGGAGCATGTCGCCATGGCTTACATGACCTTAGATCATGCTGATGATGCTCCAGAGGGGTACCGTTCTGAAGCATTCGAACTGCTGCTGCATCGGAGCTTGGCTCCGACCACGAATGTGCTTTCCGAGATGAAACTAAAGTACTTCTCACCATCGACGGCTAAGCGCTTGCTCGACGCCTATGAGCTCAAACCCAAACCAATAGTCATCACGCGAGGCTTGCGTGATCGATAGCCTTTCGATTGCTAGGAGATGGCGTGCGCCATCGGTACGTGCACGACCAACTGAGCGGGGCGGACATTCAACTGTCTGAAGTACGAGAGCGACCAAGGACCGTTCATGGCCGTTCTGCGACGCCGTCGGCGGCCATTGACGATGTCGTCAAATGCGCTGGCGCCATTCGCCCAGCAGCCGATGAACTACGCCTGCAGACGCTCGCACCACATTCAACTCGGCTACGAAGAACCAGCCATCGACCTACGCCGCCCGGAGCCGCTCGCTGGCAATGCCGTGATACGTATCGTTCGCCTCACACCCGATCCAGTTCAGGCCGGCGCTTTTTGCTGCCACGAGAAACGTCCCCGAGCCGGCGAACAGGTCGCACACCACCCCACCTTCCGGCACCAGTTGCACAACCTCATGGGCGAGTTGCAGCGGCTTCTCGGTCAAGTGCTTTTTCGGCAAGTCCAACGCACAGGGGAACACGCCCGGCAAGTAGACGTCACGCGCGCCCATTGAACCGTTGCTCGCCCATACGATGAATTCGGCCTGCTGCTTGAAACCTCCGCGGCGCGGTCGCGCACGACGGGGCGTCTTATCCCATACTGCGATGCCGCGATGAATGAGACCTGCTGCCTGAATGACGTCGGTCAGCATCGGCAGTTGACGCCAGTCGATGAAGCAGACGAGCAGCCCCCCCAGTTTCAGTGCCCGCCGGCTCTCGGAAAGCCATGCGTGGCACCAGAACGCCCACGAGCGTTGATCCATATTGTCCGACTCGAAATCCTCGTACACGGCCTTTGTGTTCGTGCTGATGTACTTCTTCGTCGTTGATTGCGCTCGACTGCTCGCGTGCAGACCGCCCGAGGAATAGGGCGGATCGGTGAACACCATGTCAATTGACCGGTTCGGGAGCGTGCGCGCGAGCTGCAGCGCATCGGTTCGATGCAAGTGATTCAAAAGGGGAGTGAGTTCAGGGCTAAGCGTCACAAATTCAGACATATCGGTTACGTACAAGAAGCGGGAATGAGAGCAACGTGGCCCGGTGAATTAACCGGCCAGCGATTGTCGAGGCACGCCGGGCTCCCTGCATGCCGTGCGTGATGTACCCAGTGCCACGACATTCCCTACTGCTCGCGTCGCGCGCGCACGGTCGGCAACATGTCCCGCATGGACACGAACGAAATCAACCGACTCCTCCTCAACATCGTCCGCAAGGGCGTCATCGACGACGTCTCGCACGCGAGCACGCCGCCGAAGTGCCGCGTCGCATTCGGCGACCTGCGATCGAATTGGCTCCCATGGCTCGCGCTCGCTGCAGGCGACACCCGCGACTGGGATCCCCCTACCTTCGGCGAGCAAGTCGTTGTGCTCTGCCCTGGCGGTGACCCTGCGCAAGGTGTCGTATTGCGCGGCCTCTACTCCGACCACGCGCCTGCCCCGACCCATACCCCCCATACCCACACGCGCGTCTATCCCGACGGCGCACAGATCGAATACGACCACGAAGTGCATTCACTCACGGTCGAACTGCCCGCCGGCGCGACCGTGACGGTTGTCGCTCCCGGCTCCGTCAACGTCCAGACCCAGAACGCGACCGTGAAAGCCGAACACATCACGTTGGACGCCGAGCAAACCACCTGCACCGGTGCCTTGTGCGTGAAAGGTCCGCTCGCCTTCGAATCCGGCATAACGGGGAAAGGCGGCGCCGACGGCGGCCAAGTGATGAAGATCGGCGGCGCGGCCGACTTCGCCGGCGAGGTGACATCGATGGGCGTGAGCCTGCCCCGTCACAAGCATCACGACCAGGGGGACGGCAATCTCGTGAGTGAACCGCGATGAGAGGCATGAACGCGCTCACCGGCCGCTCGGTCGACGGCATCGATCATTTGCACCAGTCCGTCGCGCAAATTCTGACGACACCACTTGGCACGCGCATCAAGCGCCGCGCGTTCGGCTCGAACGTTCCGGATCTGATCGATGCGCCGAACAACGGTGCGACCCGCACGCGCCTTTACGCGGCTATCGCCACGGCGCTGATGCGATGGGAGCCGCGCTTGACGCTCACGCGGGTGCTGCTTTCCAGCGAAGCAACTGACGCCGGCCAGGGCGCCCAAATCATCGAGGTCGAAGGCGCGACGACCTCAACCGGCCAGCCGTTTTCAACACGCGTGCGACTTCCTAACGGTGAAGTGCAATGAGCGCGCCCCCCATCGACCTGTCGCGACTGCCGTCGCCCGAAGTCATCGAGACGATCGACTACGAGACCCTTCTTGCGGAACGCAAAGCCCATCTGGTGTCGCTCTACCCGCCCGATCAGCAAGCGGAGCTCACCGCCACGCTCAAACTCGAATCCGAGCCCATCGTGAAACATCTGCAGGAAAACGCCTATCGCGAAGTGGTCCTGCGTCAGCGCGTGAACGATGCCGCGCGCGGCTTGATGCTCGCCTACGCCGTTGATGGCAATCTCGACCATCTCGCGGCCTTCTTCGGCGTCGAGCGCCTGACAGTCACGCCGGCGGATCGAGACACCAACACGCCAGCGATCATGGAAAGCAACACCGATCTGCGCGCACGCACGCAACTCGCCCCGCAGAGCTACTCCGTCGCGGGTCCGGAAGGCGCATACGTCTCCCACGCGCGCAACGCGCATGGCTTGGTTCTCGACGCCTCGGCGACAAGCCCGGCCCCGTGCGAGGTACTCGTGACAGTCCTTTCGCGCGAAGGCGACGGCACCGCTTCTGACGAGCTCCTCGACGCCGTTTCGCGCAAGCTCGCCGCGGATGACGTGCGCCCGCTGACAGACCGAGTCACCGTAAAAAGCGCGCAGATCATTCGCTATGAAGTCCGAGCCCGACTGAGGTTTTTCTCGGGTCCCGATCGCTCGGTCGCGCTTGCCGAAGCGGGGAGGCGCACCGCTATCTATACGACCGAGATGCACCGGCTCGGGATGGAAGTCACGCTGGATGGACTGTACGCCGCCATGCGGGTACCGGGCGTCCAGCGCGTCGATCTCGAAACGCCACAGTCCAGCATTCCCGCGACGAAGTTACAAGCGACGTACTGCACGGGCATCGACCTGATCAACGGGGGCGTGTATGGCACAGCCTAGCCTTCTGCCGCCGAACGCGACTCAGCTCGAACGCAACCTTGCGGCCGTCAACGCTCGCATCAGCGATATTCCTGTGCCGATCGCTGACCTGATGAACGCCGACAGCATTCCGGTCGCGCTGCTGCCCTGGCTTGCGTGGCACCTCGGCGTGGAAACGTGGAATGACGCGTGGCCCGCGCCAGTCAAGCGCGCCCACGTGAAGAGTGCGATCCAAATCGCCCGCAAGAAGGGCACCGTGGGTGCGCTGCGGGCGGTCATGGCTTCGTTCGGCCGCGATATCGCCGTCCGCGAATGGTTTCAGTCGGATCCACCGGGTCAGCCGGGTACCTTCGAGGTCGTGCTCACGGTCACCGGGCAAGAAGCCGAGGCACCGACTGCGGCGCACGTCGCGGACATCAAGGCTGAGATTGATCGCACGAAGAACGTGCGGTCGCATTACACCTTTACGCAAAGCTTGTCGGCCTGCGCAACCGAAAACATCGTCGCGGCCGCTCGTGCAGTCGCGTATCGCCGCTTGACGCTTTCGGAAACCTGACATGGCCGGATTCCTCGTCAATGTCACCGACTTGGGGCGTGCCGCGCTCATCAGCGCCGACAACACGGGCACGAACGCCCATCGGGTCGTCGAGATCGGCCTCGCGAGCGCGCCATTCAAGGCAAGCCGAAAACTGACGCGACTCCCCCACGAGTGGAAGCGCATCGCCACCTTCGCCGGCGAGAAGATCTCGCCCGACACCATCCATGTCACGCTGCAGGACAACACCGCCGACAAGTTCACGCTCTACGGTTTCGGCCTCTACCTCGAAAACGGCTTGCTGGCGGTAGCCTACGGGCAAATGAAGCCGATCATGGAGAAGTCGGCCGACGCGGTGCTGATGTTGTCCGTCGATATCCGCTTCGACAGCATCGATGTCGCGACGCTGACATTCGGCAACGTGTCGTTCTCGAATCCCCCGGCTACAACGAAGCGCAAAGGCGTCATCGAGCTGGCCACGCAGGAGGAAGTCGACCAAGGCGCCGACGAGGCGCGTGCAATCACGCCGAAGACCGCGGCCCGCCGCTACGCGGCACTGACCGGAGCGGATTTCCAGGGGCCGGTGAGCGTCAGATCCCAGCTGCGGGTCAACGGCGATGTGGAGCTCTCGTACGGATCGCAGCTTTCACTACCGCCCGGTTCGCCGACCTCGCCGTCGCTCGCATTCGCAGCCGACGGTGCGCCGACCACGGGCTTGTATCAAAGCGACGACGGAGCATTGTGCGTCGCGTCCGATGCCATTTCGACCGTTCGATTCGCGGCAGAGGAGACCGTGTTTGATCAACCGGTGCGAGGGCCGGCTCCCGCACTGTCGGACAGCTCCGATCGGTTCGCCACCACCTCATGGGTTACCGCGACGCTCGCCTCGACCTTTATCGGCCAAATCGTCATGGAAGCCCGCGCGAGTGCGCGAGCGGGCTTCCTGAAGCTCAACGGGGCCGTGCTCGACCGCAGCGACTATCCCGCGCTATGGTCGTACGCACAGGCGAGCGGGGTTCTCGTCAGCGAGGAGCAGTGGCACGAGCACCATCAAGGCCGCTTTTCGACGGGTGACGGCTCGACCACGTTCCGCCTCCCGGATCTTCGCGGCGAATTCTTGCGCTGCTGGGACGACGGCCGGGGCATAGATGTGAATCGTCCTGTTGGCACGTGGCAGGACAGCCACAACCGTGCGCACGCTCACAGCGCGTCAACGGAAGCGGCAGGCGACCACTCGCACCGTGCGTGGACCGACGAGCAAGGTTGGCACGGCCACCACGGGTGGACGGCGGGCGTGGGCGACCACCAACACATCGCGCCGTACACCGAGCAGAACGTCGCGCCGTTCGGCGCTCATTCCGCGCCCCACCTGGGCTCGCGCGCCACCGACGGCGACAACCCCTGGGCGTACACGTCAGGCGCCGGTGCACATAGCCATGAATTCAACACTGAAGGGGCCGGCAATCACGGACACATCGTCGGCGTCGACAATGCCGAGGCTCACATCCATGAGGTCAACGTCGGCGCCGACGGGGGCAACGAAGCGCGTCCGCGCAACATCGCGCTGCTCGCGATGATCCGTGCTTACTGACTTGAGGAGGCGAGATGCTGATTCATCAATACGACAACCATTCCGGCGCGTACGCGTGTAGCCGACTCGCCGACGAAGACCCGCGCAATCCTGGCCGCTGGCTCGTGCCGGCCTTCTGCACTACCGAGCCGCTGCCCGATCGCCGCTCGCGGACTTGGCCGTTCTATGACAACGGCAAATGGGTCTTGCGCCCGGATTGGCGCGGCCAAGTTCTCTATCGGTGCGACAACGGCGAGCCGGCCGAAATCGTCGTCGCCGGCGCGGCACCCGCCGAGCAAGGCCTGACGCAGACGCCCCGCCCCTCCGGAAAGCATGTATGGACCGGCGACGGCTGGGTGCTCAATCGCGATGCGGTGGCCGCGGAGGAGCGCGCACGTGCGATGGCTCAATTCGAGCGGCGGCTCGCGCACGCCCGCATGAAAAACGCCGGCCGGGCGGATGCGTTTGCGGCCGGTCTGCTCTCTGACGAAGAGGCCTATTACTTCAAGGCCTGGTGCGGATATCAGATGGCGCTGGTGCGTGAGGTCGAAAAGCCCACGTTCCCCGAAGGCGTGGTGTGGCCGGACGAACCGGCGCCGTACGTGCCGCCCCCGCCGAAGAGCGAGTCGGACACAGCCGCGGCACTCATGGGCGGCGACACGGCCGATACGCCGACCGACGATGACGCCGCCGATGTCGTTCCCGCCAAGCCGGAGCAAGCCCCGGCCGCGTGAGCCCGAGGCACCGCCTCTAACGCCCCCTCGTTTCTTTCGACAAGGAAGTGCACCCATGCCCCAGGACTACCACCACGGCGTACGTGTGACCGAAATCAACGAAGGCTCACGACCGATTCGTACCGTATCGACCGCGATCGTTGGGCTCGTCTGTACCGCCAACGACGCTGACGCCAACGCTTTCCCGCTCGACACCCCCGTGTTGCTGACGAACGTCGTTGCAGCTCTTGGCAAAGCCGGCAAGAAAGGCACGCTCCGCACGACGTTGGACGCGATCGGCAAGCAGACCAAGCCCGTGACCATCGTAGTGCGGGTTGCCGAGGGCAAGGATGAAGCGGAAACCACGAGCGCGGCCATCGGCACCGTCACGCCCGAGGGCAAATACACGGGCATGAAGGCACTGCTGGCCGCGCAAGCCAAGCTTGGCGTCAAGCCCCGCATCCTCGCGGCTCCCGGTCTCGATACCCAGGCCGTCGCAGCGGCTTTCGGCACCGTGGCGCAATCGCTGCGCGGCTTCGCGTACGTCTGCGCCCACGGTTGCAAAACGAAGGAGGAAGCGGCCGCCTATCGCCAGCAATTCGGCCAACGGGAAATCATGGTGATCTGGCCGGATTTCCTCGGCTGGGACGATGTGACGAATTCGACGACTACGATCCCGGCGCCGGCGATCGCCGCGGGCCTGCGCGCGAAGATCGACAACGACGTCGGCTGGCACAAGACGCTGTCGAACGTCGTCGTGAACGGCGTCACAGGCATCAGCCAGGACGTCT